AAACAATCACCAAAGATTGTGGCTAGAAGCTGAGCGGATTTCAAAAGGAACGATCCGATAACTCACCGTTTTGGGCTATTTAATCTATGGGACCCCATAGGAACCATCAAAGGAAAGAGCATAAATTTGAACAAGAAGCGCTAACAAAGCCTAAAGTATCACTACAGTCGACAAAATGCGCGCATGGGATGGCCCGATGAAAACAGACAAACATCCAAATCAAACAAACACCCGGAGCAGTCCGATGGAAACAGACAAATACTCCTAAGGAATTTTTCAAATCTCCTTTCAAGAACAGAAACACAACTAACAAATAGTACACGCCCAAAGTGTAACGAGCTCAATTAAAAGCAACACCGATTACTCGTCTCGACAATACGCCTCACAGCGCAAGTCTTCATTACAAGAAGAGAACCTAAATACCATTCGAAAGAAATATTACACTTGAAATTCAAAGAGGAATTTACTCCCATTCACAAAAACGAATACATTCACCTAACACTTCCAGACCTTACGAAACCAATCTCCCCAAAAGAAGGAAAGATCAGAATCATTAAAAGGTGGAAGACTCTCTTGATCACCTAACCAATCTAAGATATGACAAATCTTATCAGCATCACGAATCGGAATAAATCGACCATCTCGCCGAAGAACGGTTTGACCTAAAGACTTAATACCACTTAGTTTACGACAACCCTCAATAGAGAAGCTGGGAAAACGAACAGTAGGATCACGAAAATCGGAAAAATCTCGCTCTAAACTTGGAATCTCTCGAAACTGACAAGGTCTACTCTCTAAAACATAGCCACTAATGCAGGATTTTGCAACCCGCCGTTGTAAACCAGTCACAAAGAATTTAAAACCCTCAGGACAAACGAAACCCAAGCCGCCCAGATGGACAGGCAGAAAATAGTTACGAAAAAAAGGAACATAAGCCCCTCGATTCGCAACCAAAGCCACTGATTCGGTCTGCAGACTAGACTTATTAATACTTAAGAATAGTTTAGCAACCTCAAGAGCCTTCCCTGGAAGTGCCCCTCCAACGACAAGATTGAACATAGAGCTGGCTCCAGCCAGTCCAATCTCATCAAGCCCCCGGCTACGTATCCAACCCAGAAGACCACCAAAATAATCTCCTTTCGAAGAACATTTAGTGTAATTCCGAAGCGCAGAAGAAGAAGATAACTTGTAGTCAGGAAAACTCTCTTCAGAGTACCTTTCTAGAAGCGAATCACTACCCTCTCCCTCATCAGTCCCTTGAACCTTATGTTTCCCGAAAATTAGATTAACAGGAAGCCACTCGATTAAAGTAACATCAGAACAAATACCCCTTCGACATACCTCTTTCCAATTAGAACTAATAGGAACATGAAAAGAAGTTGAGTTAATATTAACATAGGACGGATGATAATAAGTCTTACCAAGTGATAACTCAAATCCGACTCCTTTTCCCACTTCTTCATGACGAGTAATTATAGAACGATTACCAATATATGCAGCATCATCACCATTAATCAAAATCATTTTCAAAACTTGTTCGAAATCATATTGATACAGCAACGAGTCCATCACATACAGCCAAACGCCCAAATTAGCAAGGCATAAAAAGATGAAAGAAAGAATAGAACCCATGAGTTGACCACGAGTCATCTGTCCAAAATAACTAATGTTATCAGGAGTATCCTCCGCACGATAAGAAGGATCCATAATAGAACCAAGAGGACGACAGGTATTTAACAAAGGATCACTCCAAGTCAAAACCTCATCACCTCTCCGAACATCACCATAATAAAGCGAATGGGCACCAAGGACCTTTCGACTTAAGAAGATGAGTTCTACCGGAAGACGATCAACAACCTCAGAATGAATCCTCGTAGAAAGAATCATAGAAAGATTATCGGTCGCGGCCCGCCAATCGATAGAGACCCATTCAGCATTTGGAATACTAAAAGGATCAGTATGGATTAAAAGATCTAATAAGTCAGTCGGCGAAACTGGACGACCTATCAAGCGAAAACAAGGATACCGCACAAGGAGTTTCCATAAAGCTCTTTGCAAAGACTTACAAGAATAATATTCTCTAGCAGGACCCTTAGAAATCACCCTGACCTTACAGGGCTCCATGACAGCAGAAATTTGACAACGTAAAGGAAGGTTGTCGAGAACAAAAGAAGCATTCTCCATAAACTCCTCATAAGGAAGAGGAGTTCTAATTTCTACAACATGTCGTTCCCAAAAAGAATAACCTAAAACAGGTAATTCCTTCATCACGACCAAGAAATCATCAGACGAGAAAGTACAAGACTTCCACATCGAATGTTTCTTATAAACAGTCGCAAACGCCCGGATCTGACCGCCAGAACAGCGATTCACTTCCCAACACGCACCCCTCGAAGGCGTAAAGAGATCCTCATCACCCAAAGTGTGAGGAAGATCATCTCTAATCTCTCTAAGGATACGCTTGAAAAAGCGATTCTCCATGATCCCCTCGATCATATCAGAACGGCCCGGGTCGGGTTGACGCAGCGTCCGAAGATGCTCGTCGAAAGCTCGAAGTTTGTATTGTTCCGATAGGGGGTCGGTACAACGCTTGAGCTGCAAGAAAGAACACCAGAGGTGGGTATTTTTCTTGTTGAAAGCGATCAATCTCGCCTTCATCCATCCGCGAAAGGAACCGGATGGACGAAAAGGCAAAAGAGGAGCTTTCGGTAAAGGGTTACGCAGATACTTAGCGAGAGGGAAGGTGACCAGATATTTTATCCTGGCCAACCAAACCAACTCACTAGAAGTATTCAGGTAGTCTCGTATCTGTCGATCGAAACTTTCGACGACGATCTCACTTGCACCGTGATGCTTAAGCAAGACCGAAGCCCCCTCCACAAAGGCAGCAGTGCCACTGGAACTTAAAAACTCAAAGGATGGCACATCACTCTGAGCCCCGAGATACTCCTCGGACTGTTGTGGACCATACGCGCAAAAGGAAAGCAGGGATCCCCAGAAGGGATCTCTTTCTGTTAAACACATATTAGTGGAAATCAACCTAAAAGTCTTGAAACCTAGATTTGAATTTGAAAGTCCACGGGTCAACCAATTTAAGGGGTTAACTATCAAAACGTTAATTCTGAAAGTCGG